GGCCTAGATGATTAACACTGTAGAAGCCCCTGGAGGGGCTGGACTCAAAGCGGTCTGTCCACATTGTGGTAAGAGCGACTATGACGAGAAAGAATACCCGTCAAGCTGCAAACGCTGCAATGCACCTATGGATATTAAGCAAGCGAAAGAGTGGGCCGAGAGGCCACGAACCTAGTGGTGCAGGGGTAAAACTTAGCCCCTGACACGAGCAATAGGAGGACGATATGTCTCAGAGATTGAGTGAACACGCATCTATAGACCTGATGGATTTGGCAGATATTGGTGGGACAAATGCCCAGAATAACGGGGGCTATTTGAGCATGAAGAATTACGCCAGGGTGATGGCGTACGTCGAACTCGGCACATGGGATTCTGGCGATGACCTCGACGAGTGCCGACTTCAGCAAGCCACCGACAGTTCTGGCACAAGCGTAAAAGATTTGACCACGGACGCAAGCGGTGGAAACTATGACACCGACAATCCGATCGATTCTGACAATGACTTCGTCGTACTCGAAGCCAGAGCAGAAGACATGGATGTGGACAACGGGTTTGACTACATTCGGTTGTATGTCGCAGAGGGTGGTAACAGTGGCACGGACAATATATCTGGAGTGGTTATCCGTTACGGCTACGCCTACCCGAAGAAAGAACTGCAGGGCGCAGCCAGCACAGGCTCCAAGGTCTATGTGGACATAAACACCTAGGATGTCCAGGGTAATGTCTGGCAACAAGAACAATATCCCTCACGGTCTGGAGCCGATGGAATGGGCCAACGAGGTTTGGTCTGTGATGGACGAACAGGGATTGAGCCAGAATGATGCAAAGGCTGTCGTGGCTGCTCGATATGCTACCAAAGCAGAGGAGCAGCCCACGATGGACAAGATGGTTAGGCAATCACGCAACAAGGGAGTGACAAATAATGGCTGATACAAACACGAACCGCCAACGGTTAACTGAGGTCGGGCAGTTAGGATTTCGGGTGGACAAGGCTACGGCCTCTTTGCCGCAGACCACGGACGCTGCACTGTTTACGATAACGGGTGGACGCATCTACCTGACTGCCATTATCGGTGAGGTAACGACTGTCATGCAGACTCAGGCGAATAACACCAAGCTGGTATTTAACCCCACCGAGACGGGCGCAGATCAGGATATGTGCGCCGTCTTGAACACGACAGGAGATGCCGTCGGAACCCTCTACACGATAAGCGGAACCGTGGGGGATGCACTACGGGATGACCTCTGGATTGGCATCTCTATGACCTATCCGATGATACTGTCTGAGGGCGACATCGAGCTAAACTGTGCCGCCTCTAACACGGGGTCGGTTAGCTGGACGATGTTTTACTATCCCATAGACACAGGCGCATCTGTAGCCTCGGCGTAGGAGAATAATGACAACTGCAACACAACCAGAGCCAACAGACGACGAACTAGCTGCAGAAGAAGAAGCTGCGGTAGAGGAAGAAACTGCCGAAGAAGCCGAACCCTCTGAGGATGAGGCGAAGGGGGACTAAATGGCTGGAACGATAACCGAAGCCTTGACGAGCGGAAGACCGCCCGTCAAAATCATCACGCTCACCTGCACAGCGGATTCCTCTGACGGGTCATACCCTGCTACCGCCTTGAGCAATATCCCACATGGTGAGATAGGTGGGCGGCTGCTACAGATTGCCACCGACCCTGGGAGTACGGCTCCTCAAGCGAATTACGATATAACAGTCACTGAGGCTGGTGGTGCAGACCTGTTACTGGGGGTGGGTGCTAATAGACATACATCCAGTTCCGAGGTCGCTATTATCGAGAGCAACGGAGCCTCTGCTGTCTATGCTGGGACGGACACGCTAACCCTAAACATTACGAATAACAATGTGAACTCGGCTGGCATTACCATCAAAATCTATTACACAGAGGGCGTGTAGATAGGGGGGTTGTATGACAACAGGCTCTCGTACTGAGGGACTTAAAGGTATCGGTAGCGAGGGGTTCATTCGCACGGTCAAGAATTTGACCGTTACGGGCGACCTCGTTGTCCACGGTGAAACACGCAGCACAGTCGGCACGGGGCATGATGTCTCAGCGTTTTGGGAAACCGCCGATGCCAACGCCGAGTATTGGGCATTTGAATTACCCACGGGAACCAGCCAACAGGTTCCCGTCCTTGGTGTCGGAGTTGGTCTAGACGGGGTAGATCTAGGCCTATTTAATGGCATCACGCAGCCCACCGTGGTTGTACTGGATGCTGACAGGGATTCGTTCATAGCGATGGATTTCCAAGCCGATGATGTGGCTCGGCTACGCACCAACGCTGCCACGCTACGGTTTGGTCTGGGGGGTACGGATGAAATCATCTATACCACTGGTGCGCTGGCCTTCCAACAGACCTCGACTATCGGTACGTCGACGGGTGACCTACTACTAGACCCTGCATCAGATATAGATGTCATCATTACCAGTGGCAGGGGTCAGGCATTTACAATACAGACGGCTTCGGATACGTATTATACGCTTGATTCCCGTGGCACATCCAATAACGTTGTCGTTCACGCGTTCGACGCCAAGAACGGGACTCCAACATCAGCATCCACGGGCCGCGGACATATTCTAATGAAATTAAATGCGATGGAGGTGGAGTATATAGGCACGACGCAGGTAACAGACCTCCGTCCCACTATGCAGATACTAGCCACGACCATTGCGGGTGATACTGCGACCTTGACGGTGGATAAAGCAACGGGGGTGGAGGTGGTTGCGCCCACAGAGGGCAGTAACGTCACCCTAACCGCAGCGTCTGCAATCCGTATCCTCAACGCTGGTGGCACTCCGACAAACCAGATGGGGCTATTTATTGAGAGTTTAACGTCGGGGGCCACGGCTGACTATGCCATCTACATGGAGGGTACGCCTGTTATCCACGGCTCCCTGCCTGCTGCGTCCGCAGCCACGAATATCTCGTTGGATGGCAGCAACAATTTCCAGCAAGACACATCGAGTACGATTTTCAAGGATGACCAGGCAGATATGGAGGTAGATAGCAATCTACTCTACCAACTGGCTCCCCGTAGCTGGACATGGAATGAGCTAAGTGGGAGCAACGGCCTACGGGATTTCGGGTTTGTGGCCCAGGAGGTTGCTGCCGTGCATCCTCTCCTCGCCAACTGGAAGGGCAGTGAGGTATGGTCAAACAATTGGCAGAGGATAACCACCCTGTTAGTGGCAGAGGTACAGAAGTTGAAGGCCCAGGTAGTAGCCTTGAGCGGAATATAGGAGGATAGCATGGCAATAGAAAAATCAGATGCACAGGTGGAGGGGCTAACGGTTGAGGCTGACGGGAGCGTGACCGCCACGGTCAACTACAAGTTGGCAGATGGCAGCACTGAAATCACACGGGTCAGGGCAGATGTGCCTGTAACTAATGCGAGCAGTGCAGAACTTACCGCAGCAGCCAGCCTAGTGAGTAAAGCGGCGGTTCTGGCGGTGTCATAATGCCGAATACTGTAAAAGAAGTATCCATACCGAACACGGCCCAGGAGTCGCTCCGCTCCATGCTGGTGCAGCTGCGCCAGATGGAAGCGCAGGTTAATGCGTATGTCAGGGGTCTACGGGACAGCCTGAGCCTAGAGGGAGACGATTGGACGCTCAACTTGGAGAGCATGACCTTTGTTAAGCAGCCTACGAAGGAGCAGGTCAATGGCGTGGGAGCAACTACAGGCGATACTAGCGGAAAATAAGTCTACCCACAGAATACAGGTAAGCGACCCACAAGTGGCTTGCCCCATTGATGGAGCTATCCTTGTGATTCACCCAGATGGGCGTAGGAATTGCCCCTTGGGAAACTACTCGACATGGGCAGGTGGCCCCAGATAACTGAATATCCAGCCTATCTGTCCTAGAAAGCAAGGAGAGAGCGTATGGCTAACTGGTACACCACAAGGGAGCGGTTCAAAGTCGCTGCCAATATAAGCGGTTCGCAGTTTAATCCTGTTATAGACAGGGTTATTGAAGCTGCCAGCAGAGATGTTGATAGGTGGACTCGCAGGCATTTTCTACCCAAGACCCAGACCCGACTATATCGTTGGCCCCAGCGACGCCCAGGACTTGCTAATGTGCTATGGCTTGACCAAGACCTGCTATCTGTTAGCACGTTACAGACTCAGGCGCAGAACACCAGCCCTACTACTATCTCCTCCGCTGATTATTTCCTAGAACCAAACAACCCAGAGCCAGATGGGAACACTCGGTACAACCGCATTGAGATTGACCTGAGTAGCACGGCTGCATTTGAGTCAGGTGATACACCGCAGCGCAGTATCAGCGTTGCAGGGTCGTGGGGATGGGGTAACACCACGGCATCCGCAGGGACTGTGGATGACTCAGGTGGCATCAGTTCTAGCGACACGGCGTTGATTGTATCCGATGCCAGCACGATTGACGTAGGTGACACGTTACTTATAGACAGTGAGCAGATATTCGTTGCTGACAGGGCGTTTGCTGCTAGGGGTAGTATCCTCCTCAACATGGGCAGCAACCTAGCTGCCACCAATGCCACAGTGACCGTGACCCTAGACGGGAGCCACGGGATTGTAGCTGGTGAGATCATTCGTCTCGACTCTGAGCAGATGTACGTTGTGTCGGTTTCCACTAATGATCTTACAGTCATTCGGGCGTGGGATGGTTCTGTCCTGGCTGCTCATAATGATGACGTAGCTTGCCACGTTAACCGCACCCTAACCATTGAACGGGGGTTGAACGGTACTACGGCTGCAAGCCATAGCGACTCCGCATCCATTACCCGATACCTCCCAGATGCAGATGTGGTTCGGTGGTGTCTGGCAGAGGCATTGTCCACCTACCACCAGGAACACGCAGGATGGGCTAGGACTACAAGTGGCACGGGGTTCGTCACTGGTGGTACTTATGAAGGCAGGGAATTGGAAGGCGTGAGCATGAGCCAACTGCGTACGTCGATGGTGGGATACTACCGCAGGGCTAGGGAGGCGGTAGTATGATAGTGCAGGGCATTGAAACTACGGTCAGTGGCCCCCTGTTTGAGCGACCTAATCTGGTGACGTTTGAAGCTACGGCGAAACTGGTGCAGCGCATTGTGGAGTTAGGTGAGCAACGCTTGGACATTGTACTCAGGCCCAGAGACACAAAACCAGGGGTGTATATAACCACCCAACAAGGCGGCAAAAGCACGGGCAACTATCGACGCAATGTCAGTGGTCAGGCACGGGGTCTACGGGGGCGCATTGATGACGGGGGGGTTATATATGGGCCTTGGCTTGAGTTGGGTGGTGGTAGGTTCAAGGGATATGCTGCCTTCCGTAAGACTACACAATGGATGGAGGAGCAAGTGCCAAAAGAGGCTACCAAGATGGTACAGCAACTCGCTCGGAAGATGAATAAGTAATGGCGTTTGAGATAGGTTCCACCCTCCACGCAGTCGAATCCTATGTACAGGCATCGGGATTATTCAACAGCGTCCAGGTAGGGGAACCGAAAAGCCCCCCAGGACAGGGATACCATGCGGCTATCTTCATGCGGTCTGTGTCAATCAACCTAGTATATGCAGGGGGTGATACAAGAGAGAACCATCTCGTGACCCTGCGTATCTATAGGGATATGTTGGCAGAGCAAACAGACCCACAGCAGAGCCTTGAGAACGAGATGGCTACGGTGGTATCCAAACTAATGAGCGACCTATTGGGAGACACAGATTTAGAGTCCACCATTATGACCATAGACGTTGCAGGGATGGATGGGACAAGTCTAAGGGCTGAGTACGGATACCTGGATGTGGGTGGCACGATGTATCGGATGTGCGACATCACCTTGCCACTCGTGGTCAATGGTTCCGCAACAGTTGTAGGAACAGGAGTTTAACAATGGCGAAACAAACAGGGCTGACGGATAAATTCTATATAGGAGGGAGAGACTTATCGGGTGATGTTTCTGCGGTGGATACCATAGCAACTCGCAAAGCTGTATTGGACACGCCAGTTATAGAGAGTGCTGGCATGGTACGCCTTGCAGGGCATGGGGACGGGGAGATTGCATTCTCAAGTTGGTTTGATGATGGGGCGTTGCTGGGTCATGCCACCCTATCAGCCCTACCCACCACAGACGTTATAGTGACATACACGAGAGGGACGGCAGCGGACTCACCAGCAGCAGGGCTGGTTGCCAAGCAAATCAACTACGATGGTACGAAGTCACAGGACAAGGCTTTGGCCTTAACGACTCAATGTCTGGGGCAGGGGAACGGGCTGGAGTGGGGAGTCCTGTTTGCAGCGGAGGCAACGCAGAGCAGCGCAGGGTCTACAGCATCCAAGGATGATGGGGCTAGTTCGGCCTCTGGCTTGGCAGCGTATCTCCACATCATAGACATCAACACGGGAACCCCCACGTTCAAGATACAGGACAGCCCTAATG